ATGCTCAATCCGTTCACGGATCGGTATCTCGTAGCCACAAGCGCAGCGAATGCCGGTAAAGATTTTATAGCAATCAGGACATTCCTTAGCCTTTGACTCTTTCTTCTCCTTGACTTGGTTGCGCTCTGAGAATTCCTTGGTTCCGTCATCCAGCTTCTCTGGGACGATGTATTCTACCATGCCCATACGCTCAGTGTTGCCGGCATGATCAAGCACAATCGAGTATTCCTTGCCTTCACACAGTCTGAGAACACGGCCAATACGCTGAACGTGCGTGATTAGAGATTTGGTTGGAAAGCAGTCAATCAGACACCGCACTTGAGGAGCGTCATAGCCTGTATTGAGCAGTCTTGAACAGGACAGTATCTTAAACTCTCCATCGTCGTGAGCTTTATAAAGCATCTCACGCTCCTCTGAATCCATGTATCCATCAATGTGTTCTGCTGTGATACCAGCCTGGCGGAATTCATCAACTAGGAATTTAGAGTGTTTTATAGAAGAAGCAAATGCAATAGTTTGACTTTCCTCACCATAGGCAATCCAATTCTTCACAATATCGCCGTTCAGTGTAGGGTTTTTCTCATAACGGCTTGCTATATCTTTTGGGTCGTAGTCTGTTCCACCCGTAGGAAGCGAGCGAGTCTTGACCTTGGTTACATCTACTTTCGCTCCTGCATAGTACCTGACAGGAGTGAGGTAGCCTTCGTCTAACAACTGCTCTGTGGTCGCAGGAACCACCATGTCTTGCCAAACTGTACCCAGACCCTTGGAGTATGGCGTAGCAGTTAAGCCGATAAACGGAACACGGTCATAAGCATCCATGTAGTTAGTCAGCGACTCATACTGCGTGTGGCACTCATCCACAATAGCAAAATCAAAATCTATTTTTTGCCTTCTTCTCGCCAGTGTTTGAATGGACGCAATCTGAATATCAGCAGAAGGATCGGAACGCCAATGCTGACCTTGGATAACGCCTACCTTCAATTTGTGGCTGTCAAAGTCATCCAAAGCCTGCTGAACCAATTTAATACGGTCGCATATGAATACCCCCTTCTTGCCGCGCTTGGCAACTTCACTCAACAGCCATGCCGCTGTACGGGTCTTACCAAACGAGCATGGAGCAGCCAGAATGATTCTTTTATTCCCACGCTGCATAGAGTGGCGCAGCATCTGAATAGCTTTTTCTTGATGTGGTCTTAATGTAATCATATCTTCCTCGCGATCATTTTATGTATAGCTGCATCAGCGATCATCTGTGCGGCTTTGCTTTTTACTAATGGTTCTAAATTGTATATGTCTGAGCTAAGGTATGTGTTACTTCGGGTAATTTCAAGCGTTATCCACTCAACTCCAGGTTTCCATGCTTGCAAATTTACCACCTTTGGGATTCCTCCCTTTTGACTCCACCTTGAATTCGTCATGTCAGCTCTCTACGCTTCTCATCCTAAAGAAGTCTGAATGCTCTGGATGATCGTGAGCAAACAGCCTGGCATAATACGGAACGTGGTTGTTGTTGATCTTGAACATATCACCCTGTGTCTCGATCTCAGTGTGCCAACGTATCCTCTGGATTATAGCCATTGCGCCGTAGTTATTGTGTCCGGCACTTATGGCTTGATGTGTATATTTTTTGAACAGATCGTAGACGTGTGGGTTTTTCTTGTGCCATTCCCACCATGCTTGCTTGTGGCTCATGTCCTCTCCTCACTTTTTTTAGGCAATAGTCGTCATTTAGAGGCTATTAGGCACCCTATACAATTCTATTCCGTGGCCCAGCAGTCGTCTTGTAATCGGCAACGATTTTTGGGGGCATTACCCAGTGGCTCGTAACACCACCCTTTACTTGTGCCTTAACGCCGTTTGTCCCGCCTCTAAAGGTCAGACTCTGCTTCTCGCTTTCTTGCCAGCCGATGCACGATGCGACATCACTAATCACGGTACTGGCTCCCGACGTATCCAGAAGTTTGGCTTTTGCCTGCGAGAGAAGTAAACTTGATTCTGCGTACCGGAATTAGATACGGGAACCTCATCTCTCGCCTTCTGTCCCGAATCTATAGGTGGACATAACTCACCCACCGTCCGGTACGTCTTTTCATCTTACAACTACAATGCCAAAAAAGTCTCATTTAAAATTTTTATCAAGAAAGTTTATTTAATAAAAAAAACCTATGAATTTACTATATTTGCTTTTTTCCTAATAAAAGCATAGAGTTATGCCTGAGTTTACACATAAAGATGCATTTATGAGGGATTTAATACAGGCAGCATATATTTCAGCCGATGACTTTTACCAGAAAGGTGCAAGAGGCTTGACTTTGGAGCAGGAAAGATCAGAGAACATCGACCCCTGCGATGGATGTGATAATCGGACAAAGTGTAGTGAGCAATTTCTTGCTTGCGCCAGATACAAATTTTATATGCAGGCCAATGAAGCCTTTGTCAATCCAGACAGGTATATGCAAAAATCAAATCAGCCAAGTCGAGCAATCTATAAATCACTTTTTGGTGGAGATAATCTGCCTCCTTTAAAGCAAAAGCCAAGCGACGTTCCGAAGTCAGTGATTCTTGAAGCCATTTCGCAAACAAAAGAAACTCGCTACCCCGCAGATGGCTATCTGCACAGAAATGAATATGGCACTCGTACTGAGTGGGAAGCTGTAAAACAGCGCAATCTTGAAACGCTTCGTCAAAAGCTCGTTGAGGCTTAATAAAATGAAACATCTTCTGAACTACGCCAACACAGACCAGCAGCGACTTGTAGTTGAGGCGTACATTGCAGAAGGCTCAGAAAGGAAAGCGGCTGCGAAGCTGGGCATAACTAGATCATCAATAAATTTCACCCTGCTAAAGCTCAAAAAGCGGGCCTCTCTCGCAGGCGATGCGCCTGAGCATGGCCTACTCCACCCAGTAGCACCAGGATTTACAACAAAAAGAGTGTCCACTGCTTACGGTGAAGATGGTGGTATAAAGCTCCAGTGGCACATCCAAGAGCCTGAGAAGGTCGCTTTAGAGGAAATGCAAGCCGGTCTGATAGAAGCCTTCAGGTCAGAGGTTGGCAACCTGTATGAACCTGTAGCGCCGCCAGATTGTGTGGATGACTCGCTAATGTCTTGCTACATGATTGGCGATCATCATTTCGGGATGTATGCGTGGGCTGCTGAGACAGGCGGCGATGACTATGATGTGGATGTATCGGAACAACTTTTGCGTGACTCGGCTCGCAACCTGATCGAAAGGTCGCCACCGTCCGAAACTGGTGTTCTAATCAATGTCGGAGATTTCCTACATGCAAACGATACAACCTCGACAACCCCCGCCAGTAAAAATACGCTTGACACCGATGGGCGAATGGGCCGAGTTGCAAGATTGGCTGGTCTGCTGCTGCGCAATCTGGTGCTGGAGATGCTGAAGAAGCATAAAAAGGTCATCGTCATCAATGCGAGAGGGAACCACGACCCAGATGCTAGCATGTGGCTAAATGAGGTGGTCAGAGCTTATTTCGAGAATGAGCCACGGGTTGAAGTAAAAGACAACTTTAGCAAATGGGCGTGGTTAGAATTTGGGCAGAATTTGATCGTCGTCCATCATGGCGACAGGATCAATCGCAACAGGATGTATGAGGCGATAACTAGGAATCTGTCCGAGCAGTGGGGGCGCTGCAAACATCGATTTGGCTGGACAGGCCACATACACCACAAAGACGCGCAGGAAGTTGGCGGTATGCTTTTTGAGTCTTGGGGCGTTCTAGCACCACCTGACGAATGGCATGCCGCCAGTGGATATGGTGCCGAACGTTCCATGTCCTGTGTGGTGTTGCACAAGTCTCGCGGAGAAGATGTCAGGTATAAGGTGAAGGTGTCATGAATAAAGCACTTGATAAGCAAGAAGGTGGCTCACATTACAAGAGCATGAAAATTCAGCCAGTGGAGTATATCCACGCTAATCAGCTTGGATACTGCGAGGGTGCTATTATCAAGTATGTCTCTCGCTGGCGTAGCAAAAATGGTATCGAAGATTTACGGAAGGCAAAACATTTTATTGACCTGCTAATAGAGCTGGAGTTAGAAGATGATCCGCACTATCCTTGATAAAATTATGATTTATGGTAGTGATGAAGATAAAGAGACTATCTCAAACATCCTATCTCTAAAATTGACCGACCTTCAGGTTGAGGCTTTGCTTAAGCTGGAAGCTGAGATTGATGATTACATAGAGACTCTACAGGAACCGCCGGATGAGCGTGACATCGCCAAGCTTCATCCAGTGTTCTGTGAGGGGTGTGAAGAATAGTGACTCAATCCTGTTGAGGTTTGTTAATTGAAATTGATATGCCGCGTGATCGTTGATTGCCGATATTAGCCTTTTCTCTTAACTCCTTTTGCAGCGGTGTCTGCCTGTATTCACCGTCATAGGCTGAATGCCCTGTTGGTATCTGATTTATCTCCCCTCCTTGTGCAAGATACTCCTCAACAGTCTGTCGATTGTGATT